GGTAATAGAATACCTATTCTTGCTCTGGTTGACATAATAATGTGGTGGTTGTATATTGGGTGCGAGAAACAAAAACGTGGACTTATAACAATAAGAGCGAATCATTGATGTACGCCAGTTTTGTTTCCCTATTATTAATATAGCATAAAAAAACCCTCTGTGCAAGAGGGTGTGACAGTTATTTAATCGTCATATACAAGACATTCTGGTTCGTCTGGGTGCATATCGCAAAATAGTTCTAAGACATTCGGGTCGTGATGATCGCCTGCTTCGATTTCATCGTGATGATGATCGACATATTCTTCTAAATCATGCAACTCATCTTCAATATGATGTCGCATAGGTTTAGATGTGTTAGGGTCGGCAAGAATCTCTTTGTCCTTTTGAATATGGTCTTCAATAGTTTTCATAGTGACCTCCTATATTCTACATTACTATTTATAATCTAGCACTACTATTCAACTCTTGCAAGATATGTTATTGTTCTGACATATCCCAATGCCACTTGATATGTTTGATATAATCAAATGTGCAAGACATATCTGCATCACAACTTATATCGTACTTTCTATCACATAAAAAGTTTCTTAATTCTTGTATGGAATTAAAAGAACCTTTATGAATATAATTTTCATCATACAAATGATATTTCATCTTCTCCTTGCTTCATCTTTTATAATATTAGTAATCATTTCTTGTATTTCCTTCGAGGTCTTGCCATTTAAAAATGACCACATAGGGTCGTTTTTATCCCACTCTGCTGTGTATGAACCATCTTTATTCTGATTGATTTTCAATGAGTCTTTGTTCTTCATTCTTAATGTTTTTTCTTAATTTTTTGGCATATAAAATGTCTGCTGAACTATAAAATTTAGGGTTCAGTTTTGCTCGTTTGATTAATACTTTCGCTGCTTTTTTGTTGTTCATTTGGATTGAATTGATTAGATTTTTCTTGCGAATAAGTATTTATACTCTTGATAGTTTGTTCGAGATCATATAATCTATTTTGTGCATTAATCATTTCATCTTGCAATCTTTGTATTCTCTCATTGTCTGCTTGAAGCAAGTTTTCGATCATCGTAATCTCCCCTGTCATCGGGTCTTTCATACCATGCTCGTACTTTTCTTCTTCGGTCAAATGAGTTCGATAAGGATATACCCAATCTTCAATCTCGGATACAATTACCCACACAAATTCTCGTACCTTAAATAGTATCTTCATTTTTATCTCGTACATCATATTCAATCGTAATTACTTTCGATTGTTTTCCTTCACTATTCCCATACACATTATGAGTAATTTTTCCTCGTAGTTGTTGTGCGATAAAATCTAACTCACTTAGTAATCTAGATTCTAATTCAATAACTGGGTCGTGGTGTCTGTCAACTTTCATAACACTATCTTTTCTCCTATTATAAAACCCCTGACTCAAAAAGTCAAGGGTTATTAATTACTATTAAGGTGGTTTGAAATACTTAAACATTTGTTTACCCTGCTTATGTTTACTTAATTAATTAATACCTCCTTACAGATACGTTTGCAAATGTGTTGACTTTCATCACATTCTATCAGGCACTCATAGTATTCTGTGATTAAATCGTTATGCGGATTATCTTTCTCTCCCGCTAACTGGTTGTATGAAATTAAGTTGTGCATGAATGAACCCTATAAAAAACAATTAAGTGATGATAACAAAAAGGGGTTTAGAGCATTTGTGTTCTCCGATAAACTTAAAATTATTTAGTAAATTATGTTTGTATTTACGGATACTTTGTAATAAAAATTTATGCCTACTCCCCTAGTGTATGTACGATTGGTTTCTCATTTAGTAGTATATCATACAACAACTTATCACTCGCAGATGATACTGGTATAAATTCATACTTTGCATCAAATCCCTCTTTTCTAATTGCCTGATTGATGACGATTGAACCTGTATCTCCTGATACTGAACGATGATAAGTATGTGTTGGAATCATCAAAGCGCCACTCTGACGATTCAAATGTACGATATGATATGGGTACTTCCAATCAAAGTTTACCAGTTCAAATGTCCTCTCTCCTGATACAACTCTGTTATGATCTATTTGATATTTGTGTATATAAAATTGTTTTGCTCCAACTAAATCATCTGGTGGGGATATTGCTGTACCAGTATGAACTACAAGATCGGATGCGTTAGATTTTTCAACTGATATATCATAGAATATAACATCCTCTGTTTCTCGAAATACTCTATGTTTACGAAATTCAACTTCACTCATCGCCACTTAGATAATGCTTTTACGTCTGCTAATTTTTCTGTTTCTAACTCGTCACTCTCATCAGGATTTGTATGGTAAGTAACTTCTTTTAAAGTTTTAAGGTATTTCAAAACGTGTTCTCGTATCTCCATCAACTCATCATAACAATTCTGATTATGAGCGCATCCACGCAAATCGTGGTCAGGTTTCAATACTGACTCTGTGAATAATGATAATGCTCTGTCATATTTCTGAGCAGGGGTTTCATTTTTGTCGATTGAGTTTTGATCGTGCATTTTTCTTCTCCTTTTGAATACCCTTTTTTATGTATATCATAGCACACTCAAAATTCTTTGAGAAGTGTTCTACGATACCATTATGGATTATGGCAAACTTTCTACCATTTGACGGAACTGCTGCCCACATACCATCCTTAGATACCCATCCACTCGGTTGTCCAACTTTGGGGTCTAGTAGAGATGGGAATGTGGTGGGATAGAATTTCTGATAATTAGAATTTCTTGTTGACACTAATTACTCTTGCGTTGGGATTTCTAGCAAGTGCGACTTCTCTTGCTTCTTGGTAGTCAACTGCGTGTACTGTCTCAGTAAATACTTGACCTGCAACATAGAGTTGTACTTCACATTTCATTGGTGGTTCTCCTTTGTTATAATCTTATTATATCAGGTCTAGTATGTTAACGGTGGGTTCTTGTGCCACTTTATTAACTGGTTGATAATCTTGTATTCTTTTCTGAATTAAGTTACCATAGTCTTCGTTGAGTTCACACCCAAGATAATATCTACCTAGTGACTTTGCAACTGCCGCTGTAGTTCCTGCACCCATGAATGGGTCAAGTATTGTATCCCCTTCTTCACTTCCTGCTAATATGCAAGGTTCGATTAAGTCAGGTGGATATGTGGCAAAATGTGCTTCTTTGTATGGTTTCACAGTAACAGACCAAACAGATCGTTTATTTTTCCGTTCATAAGACTTGGTAAGACCACTATGAGGTTGTAAGCCAGTACCAGTATTATGGTACTTACCTTTTGTGCGGTCTCTTGTTCCCCAATCTTTTGCGGGTTCTTTAATTGCTTCATTGTCATAAAAATACTTTCTGTTTTTACTGAATAAAAAGATATACTCGTGTGATTTAGTACACCTATCTTTTACACTCTCTGGCATTGGATTTGGTTTATGCCAGATAATATCCTGTCTAAGATACCATCCATCCTTACGCATAGCAAAGGCAAATAACCAAGGGATTCCGATTAAATCTTTCTCTTTTAATCCATCTAGTTTGTTTGCTCTACGACTACAATTATCAGGTAAATCTTGTTTAGTTTTAGATACACTTTGTTTCACTAAGGATTGACCTTTGCCAGGTCTATAATTATAATAACTATCTCCTAAGTTAACCCATAAAGTTCCATCATCAGTTAATATGTTTCTGACTTCTCGAAACACACTTACCAAAGATTCAACATACTCCTCTGGGGATTCTTCAAGTCCTATTTGACTATCTTGTCTAATCGCACCACATAGAGGGCATACACTTTTAAAGATGTAGTCTCCTACACTTCCCATGTCATCGTGATTCTTATGTCCTGTAATACAATTAGAACCTTGCTTACCCACCTTTCGATGTTTACAATTAGGGTCTCCACCTATCCACGTTGCTGTGCCATAGTCACGCAATCCGTAGTATGGTGGGGATGTCACGCAAGTCCTAGCACTCTGTGGCAAAAATGCACTTAGTGTTTCCTTGCAATCTCCAAATAAAATAGTGTCCTTCATCCGAATAAATGAATGTTATAATGTTTGCGAATAGGTGGATATTTGGGTTTAGGTTTTACCTTAACCACTTTGTATATCCTGAGTAGTGTGTCTGTTTTCATGTGTTTACAACAGATGTTGCCGCTTCTCCTTTGTTGAATATAGTGTCAACAACTGCTTCGACCTTTCTTGCAGTTGATATACCCACGTTAGAGTAAACAGGGATACATACAAGTCCAAATACTTTGTCTGCATTACCCTTACGAATAACTCTACCGATTGTCTGTGAGATACCTATGTAGTCCATTGATCTCATAAACAATACTGCTTCAAGACCATTGACATTGATACCCTCTGAAAGTATGCTGTGATGAAGTACAACAAACTTTTTGTCTGTTCTACCCCACTCATTAAGAGTATCAAAGAATGTTTCTCTGTCAACCTTCTCTCCATCAATAACCGCACCTGTCTTTGATGTGATGTACATATAAGAGTAACCACGAATTGCAAGTTGCTTCACAAAGTCTGTCTGTGATACAAGTGCAACGATCTGTCTGGTTGACTTAGCACATATCAATACTTTGTCTTTGTCAAGATTGTCAATCGCCTCAACCATTTGCTCATTGTCTCTGTCTGCAACCAACTCATCTTTTTTGAGTATCCTTGATCTATACACTTCAACCTTTGGTGGTAGAATGTATCCTTGCTTGACAAGTCTTGGTGCAGGGATTTGACATATCACATTACCATAAGTCTTAGTATGATTCATACCTGCTTTCTCAGGTGTACGACTATGCTTTGGTGTTGCTGTAAAGAAGTAGCATCTATCTGCATTGAATGAGAAGTATTCAGTAGCAGGGTAAAAGTTTTTCTGTACTGAGTTGTGTGCTTCATCAAAGTATATTGTATCTACATGAATATCACTCTCTTGCACTCTATGAAGTGAATGATATGTAGTGAAAATTATCTGATTACTTACAGAATTTTTTGCTGACCATACAGATATTTCACTTGCTTTTGTAGTTGAATAGTGATGTGTCTCTCCACTATGAACGTGTAATACCTCTGCATTATCAATAAACTCAAGAAACTCTGATGATAACTGATTCGCCAACAAAATACGAGGTGCAACAACCACAATAGTCTGACCGTATGATTTTGAAAACTCATTCATAGCATCTTCAATCATACACATAGTCTTACCACCACCAGTAGGAACAATAACCTGTCCTTTTCTGCGTAGTCTCATCTTCGCAAGTGCTTCGTTTTGATGTGGTCTTAGTTGCATAGTGTTTTCGTTTGATATACCTATGATAACAGTTTTGTGAGAGGTGTCTCTACTTCTTGTACCAGTTTGATGGGTGTCACATGATCTTCAATCCAGTTCTTTGCCATGTCAAAGTATTCTTCATTGGACTCAATACCAATATACCTTCTGTTTGTATTGATGCAAGAGATACAAGTACTTCCACTACCCATGCAATTATCAAGTATAACATCATTCTCATTTGAATATGTCTTTATGAAGTATTCTATCATATCTACTGGTTTTTGTGTAGGATGAAACTTCAATGGATTATCGTTATTAATTACTGGAAACTTTTGTACTGATCTAGGATAACGATCAGTTGTATTTCCATCATTACCAAAGGTTTGAGACAAGTGATTGTAATTTCTTTTTTCTTTTGGTTCGGGTATATTCTTCCTTGGTTTTACTCCACCAAACGGTTTATGTCCAGTTGTTTTCTGTGGATTATATGTTGGTAACTTACGATAGAATATCAATATATTCTCATGTGCTTTCATTGGCATCTTTTTCGCATTAAGATGTCCTGTTGCCTTATTCTTCTCCCATATCCACTCATATCTAAACTGATTAGGATTTGACATAATCAACTGTGAAGTAAAAGGTTGTTGTGATGTCAGTACGATTGCACCATTTTCTTTTACAACTCTATTGTATGCACTCCATAGTTTATCAAAGGGTATAACATTATCCCATTTGTTTTGTGTTGTACCATAGGGTAGATCACAAAACACCATGTCTATTGAATTGTCGGATAAGTCCTCCATTACAGAGAGACAATCTCCTAAAAATATCTCACTATCCATTTACAACAAACTCATCAAGATTTTCTACTATTATATCACAGAACTCATCTTTTGTCTTCTTATTTCTTACATTGTTAATATCAAAGAATATATCCATTATACCTACAAGTTCTCCATACTGTTTTTCCAGTACACCATCTATCTTAGTGCGGTTCTTTGCAGATATGACATCATCAAATCCACCAACACTTCCATCCTTTTTAAATCTAGGTGCAACTCTTGGTAATATACTTACAAATAATATCTTTTCTAAATCCAAGTCAGGTGCAAAAGCAAGTCTCGCTGTCTCTCCTATGGTTGTATTTGCATAGTTTTTAATGTTCTTATTGACATTACTATTCATAGCTTTTGCAAGAATACAAACCTTCAAGTTACATTCATCATCAAAACCTGCGATGTCAATATCAAATGTACCACCAAAGGCATCAAGTGGTAGTTTATATTCAAATCTCCAATTCATTCCTCTCCATTGAGGATTCTTTGCAAGTATCTCACTCAATAGAACATCATGTAAGTCATCTGTTCTTTTAGATGATCTTACATTTTGAAATGATGTTTGTAAAAATTCTACAAGTTGCATTTGATTTGTTTGATTACTCTTATCATAGCACAAAAAAACCCCCTGTTGCAGGGGGTGTGACAGTTTTTCAACTGATCTCTTTAAAAAATATTACAGTTCCTCGAACAAACCATACAGAGTATGTATATGTTTTTATATTTCTAACTACTCACTCACGACAGTTGCACCTGTCCAACCACCATTTTTACCATCGGTGTTGACAATCTTTGCATCTGCTGTTGATTTATTTACATAAGTCTTTTTCTTAGAAATGTCATCAGACCAATGAACTCCACCTGTCCAATAAACTGTCTTGCCAGATAGACCTGTCTTTTTTATGTAATAACCCATTTGACTTTTTTCTTTTATTTATCTTGTAGTTTTTCTAGTACTGTTTTTGCTTGCATAGGTGCAATGTCATTAAGTCCATTTGCATCAAACCAAGGTGCATTTTCCCAATCAAATCCCTCTCCAAATGTATTATCAGGAGACATCACATACCAATGACACTTTGCATCAGGTATATCTACTGCACAAACCGCCCAATCGTCTGCCCATTGTGGCACTTGTACATACATTACAGGTAGGTGATTTGCAAATAATGAAAGAATAAAAGAAAAGATAATCATTTGTCCATATCCTTCATTATATCATTAAATTTGTCATCCCAACCTTCACTATTAGCAGTCCATTTTTCTAGTGGGCAAGAATCTAGTACAATCTTAGCTTTCATAGGAATATAACACCCACATTCCGCACACTCGTTTTCTAATTCCTTATACTTATCACAAGTTTTACATATAGATAATCTCTCTTTATAAATCTCGTCAGAAGCAAATAAAGTTTTCTCGTAGTTTTTTTGTATGTAATTTATTAATTCCCATGAGAACTTTGCTAAATTTTTCCCCTTTTCAACAAAATTTGGAGATTGTAAATCGTCAGACATAATATACTTTTACTTGTATTATATAGCACCCTTAACTGTATTTGAATTGTTACCGATTACTGTAAAACCACTACCAGTGATTGCCGCTCCACCCTGTCCACCATTACCAGATGCTCCTGTATTACCTCCATTTTGACCCCAATCTCCACCAGACCCACCAGTTTCTCCATTACCACTACAAGTCCCTGTGCCAGCTATCAAAGTAAAACTCGTATCAATACAACTAGGGCAAACACCACTTCCACCCGACGATCCAGTTAATGATCCAGAAAAATTATTAGCTCCTCTACCTGTACCACCATTTCCACCTGATTGTGTTGGTGGGGTATTTGATGCTTCTTCTTTTCTACAAGTTCCCGCTTCTCCACTTTGTACACAAGTATTATGACAAAATCCCCATGAACACCATCTTTCTAATTTACAACACCCTGTACCATAAGTGTCTATAAGAGTAAATCCAGTAGGACAAGTAAGAGTACCACCACAAGTAGTAACTGTCTGATCTTTTCGACAAGTACCAGCGGCACCTGCTGTACCATTACCACCAAATTCTCCACCTCCACCTCCACCATAGATTCTACCACCTGATTGAATATCAACAGTCACACGACCACTATTAATACTTAACGCATCACCACCAGGTGCACCATCTACAGAACTAGATGTACCACCAGCACCACCAGCACCATAGAAATTACCATGAACTTCTAGTGTCAAATTAAAAGCAGCAGTTAGAATTTTTGCCGCTGCATCACCAGTATTTGTCGAGGTATGTGTTCCTCTCATTATAAATTTCTTCTTAATTGTCTTACCTAAATTACCATTAAACTCTGCGAGTGTGCTTATATTAAAGTTTGCATTATTATCAGATGCGTCTTGCTCTACATCATAAAACTTAATTGCACCTTGAAACTGTGATACTTTCCAGTCAAATGACCTGAAAGCTATTGAGAATGGAGATATCGCAACATTTTCTGTTGCATCAGGAACTATTGGGTCTACACTAGTTGTATCAACATCTCTTCGTAATTCACTCGCACTTATCGCTCCAGTTGGATTATTCAATCTAAAAGTATCTCGTAACTGACTAAACTTCATATCAGTTTGATTATTTGGTACAGGTTGTCCACTACCATTGAAATAAGGACCAGATTTAGTTATAGTTAATCCCATAAAAACTCGTACTTTTTATTATTTATGAATTGAGTCTAGTAATTGTTTGTGTGATATAAATTTTAGTTGTTTTTTTAACTTCAATCCTTCCTCGTAGTGTCTCTTAGATTCACATAACATTTCTTCTGGTTTAGAATCTATAAAATTTTGAATTGATTCTTTATCAAATAACCTAAGACCATCAGCGATTTGAACATAACTATCAGTCAACCACAATTTAAGAATTTTATTTTCAGCAGGTATATCTATAAACTCATCTTTACACGACTCTTCAAATTCTTTAACCCACTGCATTTTATTATTGTTCATATATTTCCAAAAATCTGAGTCTGTCCTATAAGTTGCATAATGTAATGCAACAAATTTTATATTCGCATCAATAAAATGTCTATTCCTATCATTTATTCTTTTTCTATCAGAATCTAAATTTTCAAGAGATGAATTAAAATCTGTAAAAGCATTTAATTGATTTAAAATCATTTGAGATGCTAATGCTTCTAATGGTTCAACAAATCCACTAGCAAGTCCAACTGCCATACAATTTCCAATAAAACTATTCTCGTAGTATCCTGATCTAAATTTAATAATTTTATCACTCTTTAAGTTGGTGTTATGATTTTTTATTAACCAATCGTCGTATTTTTTCTTTGCTTCTTCATCAGATAAGAATTTTGATGAGTATAGGTATCCTGTTCTAATTTTATCAGCAACAGGTATAGCCCAAATCCACCCATTATCAGTTGCTTCTGCTAATGTATGAGAAGGTATCTCATTATCTTTATTATCAATCTCTTGTGATAATGCTTTATCGAGTGGTAAATATTTTTTTATATCATGCCATTCTGGATTTAAATATTTAAATATTGTAGATTCAAATCCTGATGCATCAATAAAATAATCTGCTTCTACAATACCACTATTCTTACATTCTATATTTTCTATTCTATTACATTCAGTATTAACTCTAACTCTCGTAACAACATCATCAACAAGATTAATTTCCCCTTCCATTTTTTTAAAAACAAAGTCTGAAAATTCTTGTGTGTCTATATGTAATCCAAGTTCTTCCCATTCATCAAAAGGTTTGTCTTGTACGGTGTTAGTTGCATTACAAGAATTTACTCCACCATTATATGAATCATTTAATATGGCATATGGTGAACTACAATTAAGATATTTGGGAACTTCTGCGAAACCATGAAAAAAGCTAGTATCAGGAATCCAATTTTTAAAATTGATACCCATTTTAAGAGTCACCATAGGTAATTCTTGTATAATCTCTTCCGTTGTAAGACCTAGACTTCTTAAAAAATGCAATATACCTGGTGCTGTACTCTCACCTACACCAATAATTTTTTTACTTTTATCGTAGTAAACAGAAACATCAACTTCATTTCCCCAATGTTTTTTAATAATCGCAGCAGAAATCGCACCAGCTGTTCCTGCACCAACAATTACAAATTTTTTCATTTAAAAATTATGTGTCAATATCAACAGTTGAACCTGCATTGAATTTTATAGAGTTTCCAGTTCCAGAACTAATAGAAGCACCAATACCATCTGCATTTTGATTACCATTAACATTTGTACCAATAATTCTAATGTTACTATGAGTATTACCATTAATTAGAACTCCTCTACCCTGAGTTCCAGTTCCAGATAATTCAGCAGTATTACCACCAATCTTACCACCTGAGATATAGATATTGTTTACATTTGTTCCAATGAAAATGCCATGATTAGTTCCAGAACTATTTCTACTATTTCCACCAATCGCTGGATTTACAATACTACAATTATTAATAGTGTTGGTATC